GCGGGGCGTACCAGCCCCGCTAATAAGAGAGGTGTAACTATGTATGACAATAGACGTTATGAGTACCCGCTAAGCCCTGAGAGCGTTATTGACCTATGGCAGGAATGGAAAAGCAAAAATTACCGTGCTATGGACTGGTTCTATTTTCAAGCTAGAGAGTTCTACTACAGGGGCGCTAGGGTATCGGCTAAGTACCTAATCGAAAAGTTGCGTTACGAGAGCGGGCTACGCATTGAAAGCGTACCATTTACCGACAATAACGGCGTATTGCACACGTTCGGTATCTCCAACACACTAACCCCGTTTATCGGTCGTTGGCTTAAAACACGTATCCCTGAGTTGGATATACAAATCAACAAAAGCAGGTTTGACGCAGCAATTAGAGAGGTGGGCGGTATCAATGGGACAGATTAGTATCACGTTCCAAAGCAAGGACGCAGTAAAGGACGCTATTAGGGAACTTGCAGCCGTTCTAGAGCGGGCTAAACACCATAACGGCGTAGATGTGCTACCCGCTCACTTTAAGGGCGTAGAAACCGTTTCAGCGCTTGGAATTAGTGCGGGGGGGCGCAGAATTAAGAGGGGTATCAACTTTGAGCGTGGCATTTTGACCGCTAAAACAGATGTACTAGATAGACCATTCCCTGAACGCTAAAGGGGCTATATATCGAACTGGCGTTCTATTGTGTAGAAAATGTGTAGGCTATTTTCTTGTTGACAACCCGCAACAGTAGGCATATAGTAATACTCAACAAAGGGGCTACAAGAAACCCCGACACAGTAGAAAGGTAAAGAAAATGTCTTATCGTTGGAAACCTAGCAAGTCAGCAGCCCGTGAGTTCGCATCAAAGATGAACGAGATTGAGAAGTTTTGCGAGGATAACGGTATCGATTCTAGCCTTATGCAGGATAGCTACTACTTCACTATTAACGGTCAAAAGTACCGTGTTAGCAATCACACCGTAGCAGCCTCAAACCGTGGCGCTTACAATTATGAGGGCGAGCAGGTAAGAGGTCTCTACCACCCAAACGGTGAAGAAAATGACACTATCTATATCACAGCAAGCAAAACCCGCTTGATTGAGATTTACACAGCCCTCAAAGCAGGCAAAAAGCTAAACCGTAGGGGTAAGGTAATCGATTAAATAACAGCAAGCCCTCGCCTCAAACGGGGCGGGGTGCTATCGAAAGGAGAAATAATGGACTGGTTTAATTACGTTTACGGCGTTTCTGTAATGATTATGTTTGTCCTAATTACTGTTTGCGTGTTGGTAGTGACAATAAACGCAGTTTTCCGTGACCCGCTAAAAAGAGAGACGGAGGCATATAACAGGGGGTACGTTGACGGTTTTAATTCACAGAGATAGAAAGGAAACACAATGAGTAATTTGGCTGAGGAATACGTATTTGCACGTTTGGCAATGCTAGAGAAAGAGCATGACGAACACCTCAAGGGCGTAGACGTTAAGAAAGAGCCTGAAGAGACAGACGGCGTAATGTTCAAGAAAGAGCCTATTAAAGCCGTTAGATACATGACTAGCGGTTCTTGGGTATTTGAAGATAAAGACTACGGACTGAATGACGTTGACCGCCTGCGTGAAGTCCTAGAAATGGACGATAAACATCTGTATGAATGGGCTACAGATGAACACGGCGAGGGTTGGAATGCGTGTACACCTATCACTAGACAGGAAACAGAGTTTGACTATCAAGTCATTGATATGCGTATTGTGCCAAACGCTATTTATGCAAGCGAAAAAAACTCAGTTGGATATTTTCAGAATATCAGCGATACGCCAACTAGAGGCAGTTATTGCACGTTAAATAATGATGACGGCGCAAAAGCTAAAGCGCTTGAAGATATCCGATACACGATTAAATGCGCCATTGAACACCTAGAGAATGGAACAGATGAAGAGGAAGAGGAAACCGAAGATGAATAAGGCAACCGTTCAAGAAATCTACAACAGGGTAAACGAACCTCGCAATATCTCAGCCGTTGAGGCGCTAGGGCTTAAATCTTGCCTGTATTGTGACCTGTTCGGTACTTTCTCAGTTGAAAACATTAGCGATACAGACGTATATATACAGGTTAAGAGCAAGCTACAAGACCTATGTTGGTATGCGCTAAACGCTAAGCCTGAGCCTGTAGCTAAAGACTGTAACGGTGACCCCATTTATATCGGCGGTACTGTTTGGTACGATGATGAAGAGTACCTAGTCCGTGCCTATAAGCCTGCGAGTGATAACAATAATGAACGCATCTTAGCTACTTGTTGCGACGCTTGGGAATCGCCTATGTGGTTATATCTTGGCGGTAATGATGTAACCGTGCGTAACCCTAACGCTCAAGATGACGCACTAGCGGGCGCAAGAGAGGCTATGAAAGCATTACAAAAGGACTTACAGGAAAATGTATTTCCTAGCCTAGAAAAGGTCTTAGAAAGCCTCAGAGAAGCTCAAAAGGACTAAAAAGCGCCCTAAAACTGAATAAAATAAGCAAGAAAAGCGCCCCTAAGGTAAAATAGATACAAAACAAACGTTCTATTAAGCCTTAGGGGTGAATTGTATTGAAGTGCAATAAACAGACAATAGAGCGGGCTGAAGAACTCAAGAAAAAAGGCGTTACAAACATTGATATTGCTAAAGCCTGCAACATTACAGAGGGTACATTCTACCGTTGGTTGAATAACCCTAGCAATGCACGTGAAAGAGAGTTTTCTCAGCGCCTAAAAAGCGCTGAACTGGACTATAAAACCTACCTCACCGACCAAGTACTAAAGGCAGCTAAAGAGAGAGACTGGAAGGCTGCAGCGTGGCTACTAGAGCGTAAGTACCCTATGGAGTACAGCCTAGCCCCTAAGAGGTT